ATTATAAACCATCTCAACTTGTCTAACAAAGACTTCCTCAAGATATTCTTTAATACGAGCGTTTTGTTGTAGATATGACTCGTACTTAAACTCATTCATATCTTGTTTTCTATTTCCCTTATATTGAGGATAAAGTTCTTTCCGAGTGGATGAACTATGTTCGGCATCCCAGAACACAACTACCTTATCGTAGTTATGTTCCTCAAGGAATTTCCGAATTGTATTTATAAAGTGGTAAATGGCACCTAAGTGACTTCCGTCATTGTATAGGTCTTTTACTCCGTGGAATCCAATCTTCATTAAGTTGGACCCGTCAATTAATAATGTTTTAATCACAGTGGTGATTTAATGGTGAATAAACTATGCTTCTTTTTCTTCTTTTAGGTCAAAATCACCATCAGTTCCGATGATGTCTTTCCAATATTCTGCGTATTCTTTTTTATATTTTTCAATATTAATTTTTTCTTCCGCAGTGTCTTTTCCCGCAATGAATCCGTGTGGTGTAACAATAATTTTTCCATCGTCATAACCCAATCCATTGATGTGATTTTTCATAACCGACACTTTTGTTCTTGAAGCAAACTTGATAGTTCTTTTGTCTTTGGTTGCAGTAATCTTTGTAGTTCCCGCTCCTTTTTGATTTCCAAATAAATAAACTAATGATGAGTTTAACCAAATCGCCTCACCACCTTTAGCCTTAATCTTTGGTTGTCCAAAAGGATTATCCGGTAATTCAACCCAAGGTTGATTAACAATGATTAAAGTGTTTTCATATTTTGAATCAGATTTACGAGAACCCGAGATTCTTTGATTGATACCCATACCAATCTTATCTGCCAATGTTGATGCATTGTGTTGTTTACCACCTTTACCTTCATAAGTCATTTTACAAGGTACAGAACCTACTGAATCCCACATAAAACATAAACTATAATCTAAGTTTCCTTTTTCTTGTTCATCAAGTAAGTTATTGATATAGTCAGTAATTTGTTCGATGTAGTCAAAGTTATTATTGAATATGTAAAATCCATCCCAATCTAATTCACCTGTTTCCTCATCAACCACTTCCTCGCAATCAAATCCCATTAATTTAGCGTGTTCAAATGACCATTTCTGTTCTGTAATAATAAACACAGGAAGAATACCTTTCTTTTGAGCATCTACCGCTGTTTTCACAAGAGCAGTTGTTTTACCTGTATCAGAGTGACCTAAGAACATATTAATATGCCCAATAGCAGGTCCCGGTAATCCAACCGCATCCAAGAAATCCGGACCTAAGTCAAAAAATCTTTGTGGTTTGTATTTTGCCGATACCGAGAATTTATCTTTAATTGATTTAAAATCGTTTTTCTTAATCGCCATTTTCTATTTTTTTAATGTGTGGTAATTTGTTTGATTTATTCCTATTGTATTTTGAAGAATCCTCCTCATATAGTACGTTAATTTCTTCTTCATGAAAAGTAATTAGCCTACTACTTATCACACCATCTTCATTAGTACCTTCATCCAACATTCCAAATAAAACACTATCACCAATTTGTTTACTTCTACCTGAGAAGTATGTTTTATCTTTTAGTTGACTTAGAATTTCATAAGATAACATTTTATTGTCTCTTAATTGTAAGTCAATTTCTTCTTTAAACGTCATATGATAATATTATTAAAACTTGGACACTTAGTTAGACAAGATGTCCAAGTTTAATTATTTTATATTAGAAAGGTAAATCTTCGTCCACCTCATCGTTTGCTTGAGGGTCAACCGGTGCAGAACTTTGAGATTTTCCGCCACCAAATGATTCTGTATTTACTGAATCACTTTCGTAAAGGTATCCACCTTTTTCTGAATCCCATCTTGGAGTTTCTCCACGAGCAATCGCTTCAAGGTATTCTACCGGTTTTTTAGAGTAAACGTCTAACCAAGTTAATTCGTCAGTAATCCACTCATTAGCCTGAGCCGGGTCAGTATGTACAGGACCTTGGTCTTCGTACATAATTGTAGATACAGTTGTATATTCTTTTCCTTTTGGAGTTTTCGCTTTAGTCAATTCAATGATTAAATCTCTACCGATTTGAGCGTCGGTAATATCTCCTTTGTTTCTCCAAATTGGAATGATTTTATCTAAGATACCATCATTTTTGTAGTTGTGTTTGAATCTCCAAAATTTTGGTCCGTCTTCTTCCTTATCTCTATCTATAACTTTTACGATATAGAATTTACGAGAACGATACTGAGCAGCCAATTGTTTGTCTGATTCTTTTCCGGTTGAGATTAACTCTTCATAAACCTCATTTAAAGGTGAACGTTCGTTATCGTTTTTTCCCGGGTCATAAAATTTTTGCCATTGTCCTCCTACTTGTATCTCATGATACCAAGCCTCTTTAAATGGTGATGAACCATCGCTTGTAGGTAAGATTCTAACTCTTCTTTGTCCAGATTGCTCCTTATCACTTAAGATAAGTGCAAAATATTTTTTCATTCTTTCGTCTTGCGACATTTTCCCTTGGGCCCCGCCCCCTGATTGTTTTGAATTTTCGTACTGTGCCAATACGGCGTCTAATGAACTCATGTGTTATAAAATTAAATTGTTAAATTGTCCTTTAAATATAGGTGATAAAATTAATGAAGTCAAATAAAAAAAGGTGTCCGTTAAGACACCTTTGAATTTTTTATTATCGTTTGAATGATGTTTTGTATTCATCTTCTTGAGAACCAGGTTGGAATGAATTTTTAATATCATTCACATTAATATCTTCAACTTCGTCTGAAGTTAAAACATAATCATTTTTTCCTGTTTTCTCCATCTCTTCTTGTTTGTCATCGAAGAATTGTGAAAGTTTTTGGTTAAATGGATATGAATCGTAACTTCTCAACTCTAATTTTTCTTGAGGAGTTTTTTCACGATACTTCTCAATTTTATTTTCAAGTGAGTTTAATTTGTTCATAACATTATCCATCTCACCCAATTTAGCTTCTAAGTTAGACAATTGGTTAAACAAGTTTTCAAAATATTCTTCTTGTTTTGTTTCAATATTTTTTTGAGAATTAACTAAGTCAGTTATTTCAAGTTCTTCAGATTCTTCACCTTCAGTACTTGTTTCTTCTGATTGTCCCTCATCGTCAATTTTTTCAACGTCAGGGTCATTAGCAACATCAATTGGTTGTGGTGCCCCGTCTCCCGGTGCTGGTGGTGGTACTGCCTCAGAAGGTGCCGGTGCCGGTGGAACTTCTCCTCCCGCAGGTGGTGGTGGCGTTAACGCCTCTAACCCCGCTGTTGGGTCTTCAGGAACTTCCGCCTCTTGTTCCATAATATACTTGTTGATATTATGATATCTTGCAATTTCTTGTATTAATTTCTTGTCTAAAGCCATTTCGATTATCCGTTTAATAATTGTTTAATTCCTCCTGCCGTTTCAACTCTAACTTTTCTATTAATAGTTGTTTGGTGTCCGGCTCTTTCAATAAGACCATCTCTTTCTCTGATTGTATAACAATCCCCTGTGTCTAAATCACAAACTTGTTGTGTTCCGTCACCGTTATCTGTTTGAGAAACTCTAGTTGATTTCCCAAGATAGTTGTCTAATGCTGATTTTATGTTCATAAAATTGTTTTTATTATAAATATATCGTTATGTTATAAAGTGAAAACGTCACTTACTATAGTTTGAACTAAAACTTCACCACCAATCGGAGATGTATTACCATACGGTTTATATTGTACTTGTAATCTAAAATTCCCCAATTTATTAATATTAATTAAATTAGTATAATTAGTCGCAACACTTCCACTACCACCATAATTTGCAATTTCATATGTTTCAGCGTATAAAACTCTATTATTAATAGCTTTTCGTTCGTCAAATGGTTCTTGAGTTGTTAATTGATATGTAATATATCCTCCATCCGGTTTTTTAATATTATAATAACTCCAACCACTTCCTTGTAACTCAGTGGACTCACCTATTTTAACGAAAGCAATTTGTTGAGGTGGGAATGTTGGTAATGTTTGACTAGTTGGAACATTGTCAACAGGAACTTGAGATTGATTTGGTAATGTATACCAAACTCTGAACGGAAATTGTTGTACCACGGGTTGTTCTTGTCCTTTATACGCTTTAAGAACAAACACAATATCAATCTGTGTTTTACCTTCAATTTTAGGGATATTAGTTATAAAATAAGATTCAACTTCAGTTAAGTTAATATTAAACTGATTATTTGATACTTGCCCTCCAACACCTATCACACTTTGTGAAATATATTTTCGAGTAACTTTACCGTTAACTTCCTCTAATTCATATACTACATATTTCATGTCAGGATTAGGTGATAATACCCATCCAGTTTCCTGTGGATTTATCTTAACATTTAATGATTGAGTTTTACTATCGTTCAACTGAACCGCGGTACCAATCATAGTAATATTACCCACAGTCTGAGGATTAGTATTTACAGTCTCAGTTTGAGGTGCGTTTGCAGTTTGATTTTGTGGATTTTGATAACCACCCGGTGATGCTGCAGATGACGCAGTGATTGATGGGTCAAATGTATAATCATTTGTACTTGTTACGGTACCATTAGGGGTTACAATAACAATCTTACCTTTATTAACTACAGTACCCGTTCCAATTATTGGTGTGTTAAACCTTAATGTTGTATTATTAAACACCGTGAATCCTGTTGCAGGAACACTAACTCCATTAACTGTAACTGAGGTGGCACCATTAAAACTAACTCCATTAACTTGAACTATAGTTCCAGTATTACCTGATAAAGGAGAGAATGATGTAATAGTTGGTGGAGGACATGCTAATTGTGAGGTAACCGCTGCAGTATTTGGAACACCATTTGTAGTACCTTCACTCTCAACTTTATTAATTATATTTTTTAAATCCTCAACAATCGCTTTAGTTGCAACACCGACACTAAGTGCCGAGGTTAACGCTTTATCAAATGTTTCTTTAGTTTCAGTATATTCTTTAGTATGTGAATCATAAGTAGATTCACTAACATTTTTAACCGGCCAATAACAAGCATAATACTTAACAAGACCCAACTCTAATACTTGTGGAACTCTTTCCTGTAATCTAGCAGTCATAAACGACACAAATGTATCAATCGATGCAAAATTAGCAACAGGTGTTGTTCCTTTAGTTGAAGGATTTGGATTAAGATTTACACAAGAATATGTACTAAGGAACGTATCATCAATCTGACCGTAATCAACATTTAATGGAGCCGTTGCAAAGTTATTATTCCAACCATTAAACACACCTAATTTACTATTACTATCTTTTTGGAAAGTTCTAAGATAAGCAATACAATAAATAATTGTTGCCAACTCAGGGTTATTTGGCATAACTCGTTTAAGAACATCCGCAAATTCTTTTTCAGTCATTTTGGTAAGAACTGCATTAGTTGCCTGATATTTTTTAGATAAATAAATTGGAAGTACCTGACTTTCACATTCATTTGGAGCACCTTTTGTATTATTTGCAGATTGAACTGTATTATTTGTTTTATTAGATTCGGTTGAAGCACTTAATACATTAATTTTATCTTGTTTAATTTTAAGAAGTGATTCAATTTTTGTTAATAAATTTTGATTAATACTTTGAATAAAACTATCAATTGCGGGTAAATCGTATACTCCTTGTCTAATTCCTTGAAATGATGTTTGAAACTGTCCCGGTTGGATACTATGTTCAACTTGTTGTATCATATACGGTCCATTAAACATTGGGACGTGTCTTAAATTAAAATACATTGTTGGTTGTAATAAGGCATTCCCTAAACAGACAACAGAACATTTGTAACTTCTTTGTTTATAAAGATTATACAAACTTGCATTTTGTGTTGAAACATTTTTACCTGATGCTTGTTCAGATATATTTATCTGTGTTGCAATTGATTCTGAAGTTGCAGTACCATTATCCTGAGAAACAGAGAATGAGTAAAACACATTTTGATTTCTTGTCCCAATATCAACTGTAAATCCAACACATTTATTTGAAACCCCCCAATCTTTTTTACCAACTTGATTTTCAATCAAAGGATTTTCAGAGGCACGACTCATATTAAAACCGTCATCTCTAAACCTAAAATTACCTTTTGGTAATTCTAAATATTGAGATGGTTTTCCAACATAAAAACAAACCATTTTAGAACTTGATTTTCTGTAATCAACATCTAAAAATGTTCCCCATAAACTATTAGCAAACTCTAATGACCCTTCGGCTTTATTTGGTATTGTTGTACCATCAACATCCTGAACATTATAAAAATTAATATATGCCGGTAGATTCATCACAGTGAAATTATTTTTAATCAATAATCCACTGATGAATGTATAAACACTCATAGTTTCGTTTAAAGATTTTTGACTAAACATACTTCTCATATCAAAAATATCCAATAAGATAGTATCACCAATATTTCTTGACGCTCTATCTAAGAATAGAATATCTTCAAACAGTGTTTTAGTTTTATAATCCCCTCCAGCAATCCATTTATCATTTAGAGCTTTAAATACTTCATAGTTTTCAACTTTACTTTGTTGTCCATCAATTACAGTTTGAATTGTTTTTTCAGGTAATTGTTGTTGGTCCGGTAAATCCCTTCTAACACCATCTAAAACAAGATTTAAAAAATTATCTTGTAACACACTTTCGTTGGTTAAATACTGATTAATTTGTGCCTGAAATTGAGCAACGGTAGTAGTTGGATTCTTTAATTTTTGAGTAGCATACATTTTAATAATTGGTGCCAATAACACAACATTATCAACTGAGAATAAAATATTATTATCAATAAAGAAATCTGTAATATATGAACCCGTGCTACTATATCTAACGTTATTTATTGTTGAAAACCCAACTTCAGTTTCAAGGGTAATCCAAGCATTTGGATTTAACGATTGAGACTGACTAAGACTTAAAGTACTAGTTCTGGTTGGTAATGTATTTTTAACATATGGTTGGAATTGAATTGGGTCAACAACTTTTTGCACATTATTATGTGAAAGATATGAATCAAAAATTCTTCTTCTATAATTTGACGGATTACCATATCTAAATAAAACATCATAATTCATGAAATCTTTAATACCCGCTTGGAAAACATTATATTGACTACCAATCGCGTTATTAAAATATTCTGAGTCCAAAACATTTTTTCCCGGGGCAGCTATTGTCATTAAATTTCTAAATAATGATTGGAAATTTCTAAATGTAGCATTAACTTGAACTACCGATGTTTCAAATTGTGAAACTTCAGCACCTGTTGAACTATTTGTAATAGGTTTACTAAAATTTAAAAACTCCTGTTCAAACGAATCTAATATTTTTTTCTCAAAAACTGAAAATATTTCTTCAATTTTGGTATAGTTATCCCCATTCAAAAAGTATAATGGAGATTGTGTTTCACCACTATTAATTAAATTAATGTAAGAATCCGGTTGGGGGTAGGCAATTTGATTACTATCAAAATATCCATAGTTAGGTGCGGACCATAAAGTTCTAACCGAACCATTATAAACACTAGGGTTTGATGTTAAATCAACTTTTGTAATATCATCAGTTGTTAAATTA